TGGGTCAATAATTTCACATGAAACATGCCTACATTAGACGCGACGACAACAGCGGTGTTTGCTTCCATAGGTCTAAATGCTTCAACCATTTATGCCGTTTTTACGGGACTAGTTGGAACTGCGGTTTCGTTCGGATTGTGGCTTGTTCAGGTTTCATGGCCGTTCCTTCTTGGAATTGCCTTTATATACCTGATGTGGCGTATTGCCCACAAGTTCACAGGTTTCGGAAGGTAGTAAACGTAAAAACCCCCTATACTGGGGGTAGATACGGCATGAAAGCATAGTAATTATATCTTATGAGAAATTTTCTCGCAATTAATCACTTAAGCAATCTTGAACTCTTTGCTATTTCTGCCTTTTGTGGATATTGGATAGCCGAGCTTGTGTTTAATATTTTTACATTTTTTATCTTATGAGAAAATTTGTAGCAACGGCGACACTAACAATTGTAGGGGCACTCTCCTTTTACGGTGTCGCAAGTGCGGATGTTATTATTGTTCAGCCAAACGGTGATTTTAATAGACAGTATTCTAATGTGCAACCTTGGGCAGGTGCGCCTCCTACTGGGTCGTCCGCACAATGTAATTCATTAACTGGCCCTTCAAATGTATTTACTGATTTTTGTTTGAATGCAGTAGCGGATATGGATACGTTTACAGGTGATGTTCATTATTATAATTGTTCTTGGGGTTCACCGAATTGTAGTTATCTTTCTTATACGAATTATTTTTATATTCATTTAACGAATGGTGTTATTGATTATATTCAAGGTCAGCCTGTATATCAGACAAGTGTGATTGTTACTTCGCCTGTCAATGCTTCTACAACTGCGACTACTACGGTAACGGGTGCGACTGTATATATAAATGAGGATGATTATGTAGACGGAATGTACTTGCGGATGAATTTTGTAAATAATACTGTGGCTAATGGTGCTGGTTTTGCTTTTGAAGCTTGGGACGCCGCGTTTGGTGGTATTGATTTACCGATTACTTCAGCTGGTTTTAGTACTGTTTCAACGTCGACGACATTTTATACAAATGGAAAAGTTACAGCGACATGGCAAATACGACAGCCTAATGATACTTGGTTAATCGGTTCTATACTCTCTGACTCTGTTGTTCTTTCTACTACGACTTACTTTGTTGTGTCTCAAATGACTGCGTTGGATTATATTATGAGTTCCACAAGTGCTGTTTTGGTTAATGCGCTTCTTACAGGTACTACGACAGCCCAAAGTGTAATACGTTGTAATCCCACAGATTTTGACATCTTAATTTGCGCTACAAGCCTCGTTGTTCCCCCGTACTCGGTACTTGTTGATGACTTTGAGCAACTTAGAGACGGTTTTTTGGCACGCTGGCCTTTGGGGTATGTAACACGTTTTGTTGAGATATTCGCAGATACTTCGAGTTCATCTATTCCTGTGATTTCAGCTACTGTCCCTAGTGGTGTGGTAGGGGCTGGTGCTAGTATTACATTGAACGCTAATAATGCACTTGATTTTATTTTGAATGCGACAACATCCAGTTTTTTGAATTCATCCGCTTCTAGTACTGAAACTTTTTATGAGATAACGTCACGTTATTGGAACATATTTGTTTATCTTGCGCTTGGCTTTTGGATTTTGCGTAGGATTCTCGGGTCGCATATTATCGGTCATAGTAAGCATAAAAATACATGATTATTCAACTTATATTGTTTATAGTCATTCAAACAGTCAATATTTTATTTTCTTGGCTTCCTGCTGTAGACACCCTGCCTCTTGGCCTTGATTCTGTTTTTGTGTCTGCTTCTATGGCAATTCATGGGGCGATGGATACAGTGCCTTATATTGTGATAGTATGGCAATGTTTTCTTTATGCCCTTGGATTTGAGATTCTTTTGAAGGTACTGAAGGTATTTTTGGGTAGTAGAGTACCTGCGCATACAAATTAATGGAAATAGGTAAAAAAATTGATTCAAGTGATTTGGTTGACGTTTTTGTAGCGTCTGAAGGTTCCATAAATATGTATTATGGACTTATTGGTAATGGGAAAACTTATGCGGCTACGTCAGACATTTTGGAGTTATTGAAACGGGGTAGAGTAGTTTATTGTAATTGGAAAATTAATGTTGAAGATTTTGACGATAGAGAATCTTTTTGGTTTGCACTTAGAAATTTAGTTTTGTTCAAAAAACGTTATTACAGGATTCCTTGTGCTCAAAATTTATATGAGTTTAATCCTGAGAATTTTTCTTCAATTGCGGAATTGGTTGAGTGGCTTTCGCAATTGAAGGATTGCGATGTTTTTTTTGATGAAGGTCAAGACGTTTTTGATTCATATGAGGGTACAAAGTTTTCAAAAGCAAAACGTCGACTAATTTTACATACAAGGCATTATCACCGCACGCTAAATATAATCTCTCAAAGGCCGACCGCAATTCAGGTGTCAGCGAGAGGTAACGTAAATCGTTTTTATAAATGTGTGAAACTTGCGACATGGCCTTGGCCTAGATTCGCGCGTTATGAGTTTCAACAAATGAGTGGGGAAACTGTTGATGAAAATGCGGAACCTATATCCGTTAAGACGTATTGGGGCAAAAATTCTGTCTTTCGAGCCTATAATACGGATTATTTGGCCGAGGGTATTCCTAAATCACAGTCTGTGTTTTTTGAAGCTTTTGACCTTACGTTTAAGGAAAGACTTAAAGTGTTTCTCCGAATTTTGCTTGAAAGCGTAAAACGTACCAAGCACGATAACGGGTAGATTTTGTAAGTCTAAGGCTGTTTCGAAGTAAGTATTCTGTGTAATTACAGTATTTGCAAGCTAGAATTACTATTGGTGGGTTATAGCGGATATGATATTTTACCCAGATATTTGGTGGTTTTACTATTTTTCGGCAAACGGGGCAAGTGCCTACTATAGTTAGCGCCCCAGTTTTTTCTTTGTTTTCCATATCTTGACACTAACTAAAATATAGTCGTTGTATTTTCGGCTGCAGCTTCGCTTTTTTTGTGAAAAGCTCGCGAAAATACATACTCGTTATTTTAGTGTATCATATGGTGCAAATTTTTTATCCACAGGTGTGGATAACTTTTGACTTCTACGGTGCTATACTTGTGTTTATGTATCTCTTATTTAGAGCATTGTCTGGGAAATACCGAAGGCGTTCACGTCACCTTCGTTCACAAATGAAAGCTTATTCATCTGGGAAATGGAAGCTAAAAGGTTTTAGATAATGGAACCAACAGAATCTAAGTATTTTTTAATTGTGGTTATCGCGGTAGCTGTGCTTGTAGTTGGAGGAAGCTATGTTAATTTGTTTGCACAGGAACTGCCAGCTGGTACAGACCAGCAGGCAGTTACCTTGGACGTTGAAGACGTCCCGTCCGATCCGTTTTTGAGAGACGAATTTAAGAAAGAGAGGCTTACGCCGCAAGAAATATCAGCAGAGACATTGCGACAATTGCAGGTTATGAACGCCACATTAATGCGAATTGAAGCCAAACTATAATGGATTATTGCGTTACAGGCGCAGGTACAGCAGGGGTGGACGGTGGTTATACCGAGTCAGGGGGCCACCCAGGCCAATATTTTCATGACGGGGGTACTGATTTTCGTTTGGTGAATACGGGATATTACGAAATTCGTTCAGGTGCAAACCCGTACGTGGTTCCTGCGACTACCGATACAGGGTATTATTATGATAGTGCTGGTGGTGGGGGTTCGTATGAAGGTATAGATACTATTAACACGGGGGGGACTGCCCCTGTTCCTACTGTTACAGCAGGTTCTTGCCAAGAAAACCTTGTTTTTGCTACTTCTACAGCGACTACTCAAGATGTAGTGTTTGGATTAGCGATTATTATAACCCTGCTTTCCTTTATGCTTGTAGCTTTCATATTCAATAGTATTAAAAAGCCATGGCGGTAACGTTAATCTTTTATTTCCTTTTCATATGCTTTGGTATAGCGTTATTCGCTATTATTTGGCACTTTATCTCATTGGCACTCATCTTTATTAGTGAGATAATTAAGAACATAAAAAACAAATGACAGGTATTATTGACCCACAAGTGTTGTATATGTTTATGTTCGCACCGTTGATTGCGCTCTTTGTTTATATGCTTTTTAGATTGCTTCGGATATTGCGTTGGTAGTTCTTGTTTTGTGCTGTTACTGCTTTCAGCACAAAACAAGGCCTGTCAGCCCGTTAGGGTAGGGAGGTCGCAGTCGGTGCTTATGCCCACACTTTGGGTCAATAATTTCACATGAAACATGCCTACATTAGACGCGACGACAACAGCGGTGTTTGCTTCCATAGGTCTAAATGCTTCAACCATTTATGCCGTTTTTACGGGACTAGTTGGAACTG